GGCAAGCTGGACACTATCTAATTCCTTGGGGAGGGGATAAACTCCCTCCCCAATTTATTTTTATTTGAGAAAAAGGAGATAAATTAAATATGGACAACAAGATTTCTATTACCAATCGTAGCTTTGGTACTGTTATTTATAACATTCCTGAAATGGGAATTCGGCGTGAGTTTGCCCCCAAAGAAACTAAGAAAATTACTCCTGAAGAACTGGAAGCGCTGACCTCTCAGCCGGGTGGTCGTGAGCTAATTGAGGGCTATTTGCTGGTGCACGACGCGAAAGCGCTTGAAGATATCGTTAATATTCAGGTTGAGCCTGAGTATTGGCTGACTGAGGAGAAGATTCCTAATTGGATGCAAACTTGCTCTAATGATGAGTTTCTTGATGCTTTGAATTTTGCGCCCGATGGAGTTAAGTCTTTAATCAAGGATTATGCCGTCAAGTTGCCTTTAAATGACTATAATAAGATTGGTGCTATTAAGGACATTCTTGGATTTGACGTTATGGGTGCAATTCGCCTTGCCAAGGAATCTCAAGAGGACGTAAAGCCAGTTGCTAACACAGCTCGTCGCTCTAATCCCAACTATAAGGACGATGCGGAGACCCCCTCTGCCGCGACAGCTCCCGTCCGCCGCATGAGTTTGAATAAGTAACATAGGAAGGAGGCAACTAAATGACCTCTTTTGAAAACCAAATTGGAGACGCCTTCTTCGCGATTATTACTGATGATTTATATGCATTTAATCCAGAGACGGGAGAGGGCGGCCCCGGCATTATGACCAAAGAAGAAACGTAGGATGATTTAACGAACATTTTCAAAGCCGCGATTCCTGGTTTTGAATTTCCTCGTTTTGCTTTGTATGATTTTGATCCAGTAACTTGCGATTATGCAGAAGATTTAACATTGGAGGAAATTCGCATCATTGCAAATCTTATGGCTCTTGTTTGGTTACAAAGACAAATTACATCAATAGAAAATACTCGTCAAAAATATTCAGGTTCAGCGTTTAAGCTAACCAGTCAAGCGTCTCATTTAAGTAGATTACTTTCTACTCAAGAGGCTTGTGAAAGAATTGATCGCCATGCACAGCGTTTATACAAGCGCCGCAAAAGAGATGAAGATGGAAGGTATTCATCTAATTGGGGCAGTCTAGTAGGAAAGAGCGTATTTGATGGAGACTAAATACAATTTTTCTTTTACCAAGGATACGTTTGATACGGATATGCGGCGGCTGGTTAATCAAGTATGGAAGCTTATCCCCATGCGTGAAAATCAAGAGGATTGGGAATTACATTTAAATACTATCGTAGAGGAAATTGCTGGATTACACGAATTGTTTGATTCTCAAGTGAATTACTTAATTATTTTATCTAAATTAGAGGGACTACGACATCCGGTGTGTGAAGACTTTATGATATATCGTAAAACGGTATTTAGATGTATTGACCTATTAGGGAAACTAACACATGAAGAGTAATCAAGCTTTAATGCGGCGACGTCTTGAATTACAAGGCGGCGTTGAACAAGATAAACGAATGATTCAAGATAAGTATAAAACTTTTTTGGGTTCATTGAGATATTCGTATCAAGCTTGTACTGTGCGGCGAGTGCAGGAGCGGGAAACCGCAATTAATGTTACTGATAACCTTTCTTTTGTTGAGGATTCTTATCGTGCATTAATCAATCCTGATAAGCTAAAACAAGATTATGACGACAAGATTCTTTCTATTGATTATAAAACCGACTATAAACCAGGTGATGTTTTTGAATGGATAACTGAACATGGTTTAACTACTCATTGGATTGTTTATTTACAATCACTGGAAGAAGATGCCTACTTTGAGGGTGAGATTCGCCGGTGTAAATATATGATTAAATTTAGAGACGATAAAGATGGCAAGATTTATTCTACCTACGCAGCAATCAGAGGTCCAGTTGAGACTAAGATTGAGAGTATTCAGAAAAATCAAATTCGTATTGATGTGCCTAATTTATCTCTAAATATTTTAATCCCAAGAAATGAACAGACAGTAAGATTGTTTAAACGTTACTCTGAATTTATGTTTGACGGTAAATGTTGGCGAGTTCAAGCACCTGATTCTATTTCAATGGAAGGTGTGCTTGAAATTAATGCGGAAGAGTATTACAAAGACCGCGACACAGATACTGATGATGTAAAAGATGGTTTACTTGAGTTTGAACCTATCCCAGTTTTAGACGAAGGGGATATTCAGGGTAACGGAATTATTAAACCAAAGATTGCAGAGATTTATTCTGTGAATACTGAAACCATCGGGACTTGGAGTGCAAAGCTTGGAGAAGGGTGTGCTCCCGTCAAGTTGGAAGCAGATGGCAATACTGTAAAATTAACGTGGCTAAAGTCTACTAGTTGCAGTTCTGGATTTGAATTACAATGGAGTGCGGGGGACGATGTGCGTAGCCGCACTATTGTAGTTGAATCTCTGTTTTAATAGATTGGAGAAAAAGGTATGAGAGTTAATTCATATGAGTTTCCCAAGTCTAGTTTCTTGGGAATGCCCAAAGATTGCGCGCTCTTGATGGATAAAATTTTGAGTAATCAGAATTTACTTAAACTTATTTATTATAATGGGCGCGACTGGAAGGAAAAGCCAGATTTAACAAGTGAACAGATTAAAGATATGCTGAGTAGCGATCCAGAGAAGCGGCAAATTTCTCTGATTCCTAGGTTGTATATTCATCCAGAGATTCATACTTATTTACATATTTCATATGGTAAATTTATTCCTAATGCGACTAATCCTCATTATAGAGATAATACTTTCTATATTGATATTTATTGTCATTATGAAGATTGGGATTTAGGTAATTATGAATTAAAACCGTATCGTATTGCGGGCGAGATTGATGCCATGTTAGATGGTAAACATTTAACAGGTATTGGTGAATTACAGTTTATTGAAGCAGGACCAGCTATTTATAATGAAGATTTTGCGGGAGTGTCTCTGACGTATTATGCCATTCGTGGCGACGAAGATAAGAAGAATCCACTTGAGTGATATGAATTTAGCCTTGATGTGCGGCCACGATATACCCATCGCCGCATTTCAAACGGTTATCCATCCTTTAACTTTACGAGAAATTGGTTTAATGGGTGAGGATAATTTCTTTGAAGCAACCAATTATCTTTGTTTAGAAAAAGAATGGATAACTTAGGACAAAATTGTTTTAGAGACATACTCAAATTTTCAAATATTTATGAAGGTACTACAAGATCCAGCATCGAGTGATAAAAAGGAGTCTGTTCATACTTTGCTTTCTCTCTTGTTCCCTCTCTGTTCTGTGTCATTTACTCCAAATTCTATATTGCTTTATAATAAAGAGTTAAAACAAGCTAATATGATAGACGATAACACGTTTAGTGAATTTTAGGCGATCATAAAATAGGTGCTATGTTTAGGAGATATGCGGCAAGGGGATAATGTTACATATAACCCTGCTAATGAGCGTGCCAAGCGCATAGCTGATAAATTGATGAAGAGTCGGCTCAAGATAGCAGAGATTAAAAATAATAAGAAAGAAAGCGCTTTAACTAAGTATATTTCGATACTGTGTATTGGAAATAGAATGTCATTAAATGAATGTTTGGGACTAACGCTGTTTCAATTGTTTGATTTAATGGAAAGGTTCAGTTTGTATTCTAATTGGGAAAATGATTTCCGCGTGCGACTTGCGGGCGGAGACCCAAAGAAGGAAGCTGAAAATTGGATGAAAAATCTACATTAATATAAGGAGGAAACTATATTATGAAATTTGGTTCTCGTGAAGTGGCCAATGTGGTTTTCCGTGCTAAGAACAAGATGGCTCTGGGTTCTCGTACCTTCTATAAGGATGAGCCTGTGCTGTACTTTGATACGCTGAAGACCTCTGGCCTAGAGGGTGCCGCTACCAGTGTCTACGCTCAAGGTGGCTGGGGTAACCCCCGTTTAATTGCCTGGGAAGGAGATCGGGCTAACTGAGGTTTTGTCCCCTTCTAAATATAATCCTTGAATTGCGGGAACGCCTTGAAGATATAATATACCAAATCATTACAGTGATGTGAATGATGGCTGAATTAATTACTCAGGTATGGTAAAAAGTGTTATATTATAAGGTAATCCGCAGGTAAGCTAATTATTTAAAATCTACTGAAAAAGGAGACTAAAGTTTTATGACTCCAAGTGAGATCAAGCCGGGAATGAAGTTTGGACATTGGGAAGTGATTAAATTTGATCACTTCAATGAACATAGAGTTAAATATTTTCTATGTAAATGTGATGTATGTGGAACAACAAGGCCTGTGAGAGCAACCGCTTTAATAGGTGGGACTTCCACTTCTTGTAGTAAAAGATGTAGTGCATCACTGGTTGGTATGCGATTTGGAAAATTAGAAGTTTTAGCATTTGATAAGTCAAAATCTCGAAACTATATTTGTAAATGCGATTGCGGTAATACTAAAAGTATTTTTGGTGGTAGCTTAACTACGGGGTGTACAAAAAGCTGCGGTTGTTTAAAGATAAAAAATATGAAAAAACGTTTTGAGGAAAATGCTAAAATCCATATTGGTGAAAAATATGGCAAGCTGACAATTTTAGATTGTGAGCCAAGGTCTTTAAAAAATGGAGATAGAATGTATTATTACTATTGTGAATGTGAATGTGGTAATAATACATGGGTAAGAGGTCAAAATTTATTTAATGGCACAACGCAATCTTGTGGTTGTATTAATTCTAAAGCAAATGAAGAAATGGCACGAATTTTAACTAAATTAAAAATACCATTTAAAAGAGAGTATCGCTTTGAAGGCTGTCAAGATAAAAGACCTCTTCCTTTTGATTTTGCATTATTCAATTATCAAAATGAATTAATTGGATTGATTGAAAATAATGGAGATCAACATTATTCTTCAAGAGGAACCCAGTGGAATACTCCAGAGAACCTTGTTTATACTCAAAAGCATGACTATATAAAACAAAAGTTTGCTGAGAATAACCATATTCCACTACTAATTATTCCATATCAGTATTTTAATGAATTAGAAAAATTTTTAGTTACTTCTGATTTCTGGCGCATTATAACTAGAAACTTCAACGACTATGCGCTTCCAGATGAAGCCTGTGGGGATTAGCTATAACATCAGTAAACCAAGGCTAAATGTTATAGTAAAAGATATAGTCTAACATTCTAAGAGATTAGAATGAGAATTGAAAACCTTAACTCTTACCATGCAGGATGCTCTGCTTTCTCCTGAGGGTCTAGCTATTCTTTCTGGTGCTGACCTGATTGCGGCGACCGCTGATGCCCCTATTTATGTGCATCAGACCTCTCAGGTTGAGGTTAAGACCGCTAATACTATCGTCCTGCCCAAGGGCATTGTTCCTTGTTGGAACGGTGGTCGCAAGAGTGGTGCTACTGATGCTGGTGCAAACAAGTATACATTCCATAAGGAGGCCGATATTTTCTGCATGAAGCTAGATACGGAAGGTGAAATTGCGGGCGAGCCTTGTGTGCCGGCTAGCGTGACCGTGGACGGCGATGGCGCTGAGGCCGTTGCTACTATCAAGTGTCATGCCGAT